TGCTTTTTGTTTACATTGGTACGGGAGAAAGCAAGGTACTCAAAAGCAACGACCTTTACTTTAGATCAGTCGATGATTGCGTTTACTTTGCTCAGAGACTGCACAAGCAAGGTCAGAATATAACAGCCTACTGTCTGCCGGTGCAGGTAGATGCAGAACGTGTAAAGGTGTACTGATGCTTGCAGAATTAGCCGCAGCTAACGCAGCCTTTGCCGTTATCAAACAAGCCGTCTCAAACGGCAAAGAGATTGCCGCTGCTGGCAGTGCCATTGCTGAGTTTGTAGGTGCCAAGGAGAAGCTGCAAGCCAAAGCCCAGAAGAAGGGTGGTGGCTCTGATTTAGAAGAGTTCATGGCTCTTGAGAAGATCAGGCAGCAAGAAGAAGAACTCAAGACTATTATGATATATGCCGGTAGACCGGGCCTGTGGGCCGACTGGCAGCGTTTCCAAGCAAAGGCCAGGGTGGCTAGGCGGGAGGCTGAGCTGGCCGCTGCTGCGCGTCGTAAGCGCATTGTCGAGGCTTTTATTATTGGGGCGTTTGTTGTTTGCTGCTTGGCTGTAGTTGGCTCTTTGTTATTCTTAATACTGCACCATCAGGGGAGGCTGTGATGGAATTTACTATGGAGCGTTTCTTGGCGTGGAAAATTCTGCCAAGGCTCATGATGTTTATTATGACGTTCATGTATATCAGGGTCATTGAATGGGGAATGAGCCTTGAAGATTTGTCTACTCAGCAAAGCGCAATGGTGAGCGTGGTTAGTGGCGCAATGACTGGTGCTTTTGCAGTCTGGCTTGGGAGTGAAAAGAAATGATTCAAGCTTTGATACCTATTGTTGGTGAGCTGGCGGGTGGCTGGCTTAAAGGAAAGGCAGACGAGAAAGCTGCAATATCTAAGGTTAAAGTTGCCAAGGCGGAGGCCGAAGCCGAGGTCATGCGCGTTGCAGCTACGCATGAAGCCGGTTGGGAAAAGGTTATGGCCGAAGCCAGCAGAAGCAGCTGGAAGGATGAGGCATGGACTATTCTCTTCATAGTTATAATTGCGATGTGTTTCATACCGCCGTTGCAGCCATATGTGGAGCGTGGCTTCATTGCGCTAGAGTCAACGCCGCAGTGGTTCCAGTGGGCGATGTACGCATCCATAGCGGCCAGCTTTGGACTCCGTGGCTTGAAAGGGATGAAGAAGTGAACGTCGAAAAACTAATCAATGACTTGGAAGTGGATGAAGGTTGTAAGTTTGAGATCTATAACGATCATCTAGGCTACCCAACATTTGGCATCGGCCACCTGATTACCGAAGATGATCCAGAACACGGCCAGCCTCTCGGCACCCCGATTTCTGTGGATCGGGTGCGAGAGGCTTTCGAAAAAGATGTAGATCGTGTGCGTATGGATTGCTTGAAGCTTTACCCAGACTTTACCAGCTTGCCTGACGATGCTCAGCTTATCATTGCCAATATGATGTTCAACATGGGCTTGCCGCGCTTGTCTCAGTTTAAGAAGATGAAGGCGGCTGTTGATGCTGGCGACTGGGACGAGGCTGCTAACCAGATGGAAGACAGTCGTTGGTATCGTCAGGTCCAGAATCGAGCGGAGAGACTGATTGAGCGTATGCGGCTTCTCGCCGTTCCTGTTTAAGAATCTCTATGGCCGCTTGCTGAAATCTAATTGCCATGTGCATCATTTGCTCTGGCGTCATGGTCATGTGATGTAGCTTACCGTCTATGCTTACAATCACGCCGTCATTTCTTGGTGCGATAATCATTGCTTGCTCCATAAGAAAGGCGGACAAGCCGTAGCCTGTCCGCCAGTTTGCTAGGAGGTTGATCGGAGAACCAAAACCGACCGCCTAGAAAGGTATATCATCTTCCACCTCTTGTGAAGCAGCTTCTTGCTGTGGCTCTGGTTCTTGCTGCTGTTTCTGCTTTTCGCTGACTTTGAGCGACATGAACTTGCGTCCATCTTTCTCGCCGCGCCAGCCAGCAATGCGCCAGTCTTGATGCAAGCCGTCGAGTGGGCCTGAGTAATCCGGTGCTTTGTCGTTGCCGTTCTTGTCGTTACTAAACAGAACACCGATCTTCTGGAAGATCTCAAGGCGCTTCTCGCCTGTGTTTGTTTGCGCTGTGACAATGACAACTTGCATGTCTTCGCCCATAACATTCAGCTTGCCGTTGAGCAGCAGGTTTTGTTCAGGCCAAGGCTTGCCAGCGATGCCGGAGTTAGTGTTGTCGTAATCAGCCATTCTTGATTGCTCCTTTGGCTAGTTTGTATTCGGTTGGTGCGCGTCCGCGTGTGAGTATTTTCACCCCGTCTTTGCGCATCATCTTGAGATATGTGTGAACAGATAACTCAGTCGATCCGATTTTTTCTGCGATCTTGTCGACTGTTTGATATCTGCCTGACATAGCCTTCACAATTTTGTCTGGGTATCTTTTGAGATCAGGTTGCTTTTGTGGCTTATGCACAACAACAGACTTTTTTGCTGTCAGCATGTCTTCAAGCATCTTGTCGATACGTGCGAGTCGATACTCGATCTTGTCGAGTCGTTTGTTGATTCCTAGCATTACCAAGTCTCCTCTATTTGCTTGCTTTCTTTCTTTGCAACCTTGGTTACTTTGACCGATGACACGCTGGCTGCGTTGCCATCGTCGTCCTCTGACGGCAGACCGAAGGCTGATTGCAACCCATAACGCTTGGCGTATGTGATGCCGCTGCCCATCTTTTGTGGGTCAGTGTTGTCCTTGGTCAGCACAGGTGTGCGGCCAGTCACTGACTCGCCGGACTCGTGCATCAGGATTGTGGTTACAAAGATGTGATGCTCGTCGAAGTCAACAAGCTGGGTGAATGTCAGCCCAACCTTGCCAGCTTCTGCTCGGACAGTCTCAATGACTTCCTCTAGGCTGGCATACTTGGACTTGAAGAAGGGGTTGGCTGCACCCTTCTTGGCTGCTGCCCCACTGTCATGGAACTTGATCAGCGCAGTTGCGAGGTTCTTAGTCGTCATAGTGGTTCTCCTTTACTGCGATACGAAGTGATCCGCGCTTGTCGCGCTTGATGGTGAGCAGGTCGCAGTAAACCTCCCGCTCGTCATCGCCTACCATTGCCTTGAGATCGGCCTTGGCAGATTCGAATAGCTGTGCGTTGTCTTGATGATCGATGTAGTCATGGCACCGGCTGATGAACTCGTTGTCAGCAGACGCATCGCGCTTGACCATATCGTTGACAGGGATCTTGTCTTGATTGGGCGAGGCAACGTGGTTTCCGTACACCTCGTCAGCCTCTGCTGGCGGTGTGTCATCTACAACAAGCTGCCAGAATGTCTTGAGATGCACGCGCATACGCTCAACGTAATCGTCAGCGCGAGATACACGCACTGATTCCCAGCGCCTGTTGCCGAACAAGACTGACAGATAACATTCTGTGTAGCCACCAATCCACATATAGAACTGGATCTGTGGCATGTACTGCTTGAGTACATTGTCGATGGTGTTGTTGTCATAGGTGTGCTTGCACTCGATTGGTGTTACACCCTCGACAAGACCGTCAAGCATACCCTTACAAGGCACACCGTCTACATCCAGCTTGATCTCATGCTGGCTGAAAGAAACTTCTTTGCCTGTCTGTTGGCCAAACCAGTTGATGTTGAACTGTTCGGTGAATGTGCCAAGCTGCACTGGCAATACATCTGATAGATCGTCAGGCTTCTTGCGTCTTGTCTTCTCTTCCCAGAGTGATATCCAGTCACCTTCCATGATGCGGCGCATGTCGCTGCCGCCGATAAATCCTATGCGGTTCATTTGGTTCTCCTTTGCATAGTTAGTTTACTGCGAACTTGCAGTTAGTGCAACCTTCTTGGCTGTTAATGCCTCCATTAGCTTGCGACGTTTCTCGACACGCCATTCGATGTGTTTGTGGAACTCGGCGTATGCCGGCCAGAAGGTGCAAGACTCCCCGACCTTCTGGACGGCATACAGCACGATGTCCGCAGGATACTTTACTAACTGAGCGGTGAGCGACTTGATCCTGATTGCCTGATCTTTGGCAGTCTCTCCTGCTGGCTTCACCACAAGCGTTGCCAGCATAGTTAGCTGCTCACCTATCTGTTTGTCAGGAAGGGGCGTCAGTGAGGCTTGTACGGCGTTTAACGCACGGTCTAGCGATGCTTCGTCAGTCACCTGCACATCGTAGCGCAGCAATGTAATCTGAACATCAGCATCACGAGGGAAGCGAGTGCGTTCTACTTTAGAAATCGTCAAGCCCGGTAATGAGGCCAGCGAAGTGGCTAGATTCTTGTCCACCTCTGCTGGATCTCCGACCTCCACCAGCCGAGCCACCGCTCGTTGCTGCTGTTCCCCACTCAACGGCATTAGTACACCATTTTTTGTAGGCAAGGTCTGGTCGCTTGAACGTGTTGCCTTTTGATCTGTGGTGATCACGGAACCTAACGGCTTCAATGTCATGGTCTATCTCCACTCCTAGCAAGTGATTCAATATTCCTTTTTGTTTTCCTGTTGGCTTCCAGTCTTCTGGCAGCTCTGCTTTGGTTGCGCGTTTCTTTTTGGTTAGTAACGGAGCAATGTCACGCTCGAACACATCACCATCAAAGATAACAAGCGTTTTGGGCTTGCCGACTTTGCGTTTATAAAACGCAACGTCACGCACAACAGTGAATGGGTTGGGGAAATTTGACTTGTCTCGGTATTTTACTTCCACCACCAACTCAAGTCGTCCGAGTTTCCAGATGATGTCGCCGGAGTATTCTCCGCCGAGTGCGCCTGATAGGGGCTGGCGTTTGGCTTGGAACCCAAGCTCTTGGAGCCAGTTGACGAACCACCTTTCGTGGTAGTTTCCCTTGTCGCGATTCTTGTTTGCCATTGGTTCTCCTGATAGCAGTCAAGGCAGATTGTGTACCATGACGGCGGGTTGATGGATGCCACTGGGCAGACAAAGTAGCTAGTGTAAGCCTGACAGGCTTCACACTGCTGCGGTCTGCCTTCATTCAGCTTCTTTTTTGTGCGTCTGTTTTTTGCTGGCATCGGTGATGTAATCGAATACTAGTTTTGCTGTTTCGTATCGTAGCTCCTTGCCTTGATTGGCTCGATAATAGGTTGAGTCCTGAACACCAGCCTTGAGGAACGCATCCTTGAGGGGTATTCGGTGGCGCTTTGCCCTGTTCTTGAGCGTTGTCATGTAGCTTTTCATGCACGGATAGTCCTGCATACTCGCAGTCATGTCAATCTTTCTTGGGTACTGGCTTGAGTGTGTAGCCAAGATAGTTGAGGGCGGCTTCGATATCGTTGATTCGTGGCGTATGTGTAGTGCGCCACTTCCTCAACGTATCCCTGTGAAGCCCGACCCTCTCTGACAGATCCATCTGGCAGCATCGTTGCTTGTGCATTTCCTTAAACAGAAACTGTACAATCGGGTTGCCATTAACAATGGCTGGCCGATATCTAAACTTCCGCATCTTCTGTGTAGAACTCCTTTGCCCACATGATTAGCTGCTGCCGACCAGACTCAGCCTTGCGTTTGCGATGGTCGGTAAAGATCAAGCCTTTCTCTTTGAGTTGCTTGTATCTGGCGGTGATTGTGCTGTAGCGATAGCCAGGAAGGATGCGTAACACATCGTCAGAAATGCAGCCGTTTGCCGCGAAGCTGGTGATTGCAGCCAGCACAACACGCTCCATCTTGTTTACATCAAGCTGTTCTGCTGCATCGTGGCTGGTGCTTGGATCGTCACGGCGAACCAGCTTGTAAGCTGGCGTCTCAAAAAGATCATTCATCATTTCGGTTCTCCATATGTTAGTTTGTAAATCAAACTGTCTGGGTCGTAAGACCACCATTTTCGTGGCGTATTAATATGGTTTAGTCTGTATTCATCCTCCGTTAGTTTGTCTTGTTCGAATCGGCCGTATCTTTCTATTCGACAATTCCAGAAGTAATAGTAGCCATAGAACTTTTTGCCACATGTGACTGGAATTACAGGTGCATATAAAACATCCCATTTGCCTTGGTCATATTTGAAGCCTTTGTATTCATCTTTTGGTATTACCAAGGGCTGTAAAAAATGGCGATGCCAGTGATGTATACACATATAGCCAAGCTCAGATATTGAATCTGCACTGAAAGATTCTGTGTAATCTATTCTCGTGCCATCATTTGTGTACCAAACATCTACTGTAGCTTTGTATTTTGAGCCTTGTTTTGTTGGCCAGTTTGGGTTTGGTTCAGTCATCAATACCTCCTAGCTTTTGATTGATGAACATGACACAGGCATCGTGCTTTAGTTCTAACCTGCGCCATTCTTTGTCAGTGTAATGATCTCTGTCTTTACACTGGATCTCGAAGTGAGTTGCGATTGAGTCCATAAGGTAGTGGTACATGTCATAGTTAATTAGGTTTTCCATTGTACCCTCCACGCTACAGGCCACACTGAGTTCTTGCCCAGCGGTGGGTTGTTAGCCACAGCTTTCCTTACATAGATATCGTCACCCTTAGCGGCGTTGCCTTGATATGGCTCCTCTTGAAAGTTGATATCTATTGGACCGCTGAACATAGTGTCGAAGTCAGGGTCTACGACAAGACCGTACCAGTAACTGCGTTCCATTCGTCTAGCTCCATAGCAGTGTTGGCAGCATCCACTTCGTCGGTGGCCAGCACTTGTTGGTATACTATGTACGATGTCAGAAGTTTGAGATCGTCACTACCGCAGCCGGGGCAAAAGCCCCCGCTGTCTTCGCTGTAGTGTTTGAGTTGACTGTAATCTTCTGTCTGTAACTCACAAGATCTACATTCATACATCTCAATCGGGGTACGGAATGTAATCATCGACTGGCTCCATTGGGTTTGCTTCTTCCCATGCTTTAGTTGCACGTTGAATGAATTTTTCCTTGTTGAAGCGTGGATTGGTTGCGGCCAGTTCGTCAGCCATCTTGCTGATCTGTGTAGGCCATGCGAGTAGCGGAGCCACGTTGTCCGCTAGATATTCAAAGTGGCGTTGCTGCATGAGCGACATCACTTCACCTCCTTGATTGATGGTTCGATTGGTTCGGCAGCGAATCTGTCAAGCGACTCGTTGTATTTGTTACTGATGCTGTTGAGCGTGAACAAAGCGTTCTCAACCTCGTAACGAAAGGCGTCCTTTCCTGTGTCGTTGATGTTGTCTTTGGCTCTGTCGAGGAGGCCGATGGCCCCCTCGATCAATACGATGAATGGTGTGGACATGTTGTCTCCTAGACTCTGTGCCAGTTGGCTGGCTTGAGTGCTTTGATAAGCAGGTTCTCACGGTTGCGACTAGCAACGTGCGGTGTGTTGGTGTCGCCAGTATGCGTGGCCCAGTGGGTGCAAGCGTTGTACAAAGCCCACTTGTTGCTGCCGAGTTGTGTCTTTTCTTTGTGCCACTGGCGGCAAAGCTGCTCGTAACGACGCTCGTTGATCTTGATGCTAGCGTCTTGTGTTGGATAACGACACAGCTTCATCTTGAAGAACATGAAGGCTGTCTCGTCATCGACGCTGGTTGTCATCCAGCTTTTGTACACATCCTTGTCCTGCATGAATGTCTCAAGGCCAGCTACAATCTTGGCTGTGCTGCCTTTAACATTCACGTTGGTGGTGTGCTTGGCCCATGTGTTGCTGACTGTCATGGCATTGGTGCAGCCGTTTTTGCACCAGAGTCTGTGACCACGGCTGGTCTGTTGGAACGCCCAGCTACCGTCGTAGCTGTTGTAAAACAGAATCTCGTGTTTGATGACATCGCCAACGTCAGGTTCGATGACCAGATCGTTGAACAAGAAGCGGCCACGCATCTTGGCTCCACCATCTAGTGAGTCGATGGTCAAATCATAGTCACGGCTGATGCCTGACTCATGCACTGCATCGACCATTGCATTGACGACAGTCATGTTGGTGATTGGCTTGTATTTTTTTCCATGCACACCCAGCACTTGATTGGTGTCTGTGCGCACGATTGCACGCGCCATATTTTCTGGCACCTCAAGATTGTCGGTGTAGATTGACGATGCGTGTAAGCTGCACATCTCAACTGGGAAATGCCACAGGTCTTCTTTGATAATAGTTCCGTCCATCTTGGTTCTCCTTATTGTTGGACAATTTTAACGTCAGATCTTTGGTCTTCTGTCGAGACATAAAGCTTGCTTACAGATCCAGATGCACCAACAGCTCTCATTGCTACCGTCTGTTTGGGTGCTTTCTCGTAGTGGAACTTGTAAGAAAACTCTTCGCCTTCTTCGTCATAGCCACGCACTTCCATTACGCAGCCGTCTGTTGTGTGAAACATTACACACAAACCTGAATCTAAATGCTTGTCAGGGGCAAAGGACAAGCTGAGTTTTTTCTCTGGCTTTTCTGGCAAGTCTTTAACCTTGCAGACTTTGATGTCCTTCGTTGTTTTGATTGCATTGAGATGCTTGTGACGTATCTCAGCAGCTAATCTAAAGACGTCCATTTTGGTTCTCCTTGTTGGCTACTCAGCCATTGTGCGGACAATGCCGCCGATGATGGCGACACATAGGCCGCCGATAAGGCATGTGATCTGGAAGAAAAAGGCACTGTTATCCATTGGCTCTGCCATGGATGTGCCAAACAACAGACCGAACATGCCAATGCCGATCAGGGTGTTACCTAGAATTGTCATCTGAAAATTTCTCCTCATAGATATCGAGTCCGTATGCCATGCGTCGTTTCTCTCCGCTGGCAATGGTTTGCTCGGTGTGTTCAATGGTTGTGCAAAGATAACGGTAGTAGTGAGTGTTTGTTTCTCCATCACGTTGCATCTTCGCAACCTTGTCATATATGCGACTGACCTTCCGATCTAAACGATTTAGATGATTAACGCTTGGGCAATAAACTGGAACGAGATCCGAAGCTTTTTTTGTCAGAGTTCTCATTTTTTTCTCCCTACTGCATACTTGCAGTATAGCAGTGATTGTTGTAGTTGCAACGCAGTTATATGGCCGGGCAACCGGCGCTGGCCACGCAGTACCGAGCATGAAAAAAGCCCCGCAGCCGAAGCTGCGAGGCTGTGTCAGCGTGTTAGGCTGACTTGGTGAAGAAGGAACCTGCATCCGCAGTGGCTGCTGCGTTCTGCTTGGCAGCGTTGACTTGATCAGGGAACATCTGCTCCTGTGCTTGCTTGAAGTATGCGAGCATCTCTTCAGCGACGTTCTGCTGGTCATTGTGCCAGTTCCAGTCACGCTCCCATTGCAGAAGCTGACCGACATCGAAGGCTGGTGCGCCTTCGATGTCTCCGGCACGGTTGGCGTTCATCTCTACGCCTTTGTCGAAGATGTCAGACTTGATCTGTTCCTTGCGGTCAATCGACCATACAAGATGATCAATGAACTTTTGTACATGATACTGTACTGACTTGTTTGTTGTGTTGTTGTGTTCAACAGCAGCAAGAGAAAAGATGGTGGTCAGGTTCTTGGCAAGTCCATTTACGTTTGATTGCTTTGACATTAGTCACTCCTTAGCAAAGAGGCGAGACGATCCCGCCTTACGAGATACCCCAATCACGGCTGGCAGACGGAATCCAGTCAGGCTCGGTCGGCATTGGCATGATCGACCCAGCTTTAGCTGGCTAGGCGATCACCAATGGGCGAGACTGGATTCAGGCTGACAGTTGATGATTGGTTGGTATCTCTTGGCGGATTGGCTCGTTTCTTTGGTTAGGAGTGCTATGTCAATGCTAGCAAACGTGGACTTGCCAAGGTTCTGCCAACAGCTTTTCTCGCAGTCTGATGTTGTGGTAGGGCATGATAATACATGAGGTATATCCCCCCTCTCCTGCGCGTGTTGCTTTGCGCGGTGCAACGTCCGTCAGTGCAGCAGTCAACAGACTGCTGTGATGTCGCAACGGCCACTCGCGCAAGCATAGGTCACGCGCACAGAACAGATGCTGAAGCATGTCATAAGATACTGCTATGCTGATAATGAATGACATCAAATGTTGGTATGCTGTGCGTTTTATGCGTTGACAAAGGGTTGACAGATCGGTGACTGTGGGGGGGAACACAGGGGGGGCAACAGTCAGGTTTGAGTATGACAGTAGCTAAGACACTAACCAGCAAACAAATGGCTCTCGTGGATACGCTCGTAGCCGAAGGATGTACGATCAAGGAAGCAGCACATAAGGCTGGATATGCTGATGGTGAATCCGGAAGAGTGACAGCCAGCAAGGCTTTGAAGCTGCCACACGTCCAGCAGTATATGATGCAGGCTGTCACTGAGTCGTTAGGTGTTAATGCTACCTTTGCTGCCAGCAAGCTTCTAAAGCTAGCGTCAGGTGCTAAGAGTGAGTATGTTCAGCTAGAAGCGAGTAAGGACATACTTGATCGGGCTGGCTTCAAGCCGGTAGATAAGTCCATGCACTTGCATGCTGGGGAAATCAAGGTGAGCATAGACCTGACGTAAGGGGTGGCCCCCAAAAGTTGTGCTATGCCAGTGTGACGTAGTACCCCACAGACATTAGGAGCGAAAAAGGTTCGATGTGTACAGGCGGAGATCCCGGCGGGGCAGCGGCGCAAGACTTTCGGCTAGAGGAGCAGAAGCGTGCGATGGGTGGTCCGCCCATAGGAAAGGCGCAGGAGTCTTTCAGGCGGAACATTGAGGCTGCACAGGAGTTAGAGTCTCGTGCTGCTGCTACCAAGCCGACGCTTCCGACACCTGCTGGCATTGGTTTGAGTGGCATAGCCAAGGCATCTTTGCGCAATCAGGCGAACATTTTACGCAAGCAGTCTGTGAGTGCGACTCCTGTGCGTGATGAGGGTGGTCGCACTGTTGGGGTAGTTTCTAAAAATATTTTTGGTGGAGAGGTATATTCGGGTCGTTCTGAGTTTAATCCTCTTGGTGATCGTCCTGAGCAGCAGCGCAGTGAGCCTGAGCCTGTCAAGGCTGCTTCTGAGCCTATTGAAGAGGTTGAGGTTGCGATGACTCCTGTTGGTCAGGGTAGTGGGCGTACTACCAAGTCTCGGCGTGGTGTTGGGCGTCGGACTGCATTTGGCACTCGTCAGAGTCTTGTGAATCTTAGGAACGTGTAATGGCAAGGACACCGGCATGGCAGCGCAAGGAAGGACAGAACCCTCGCGGTGGCCTCAACGCTGCCGGACGCGCATCATACAAGCGGGAAACCGGCGGCACACTCAAGGCTCCGGTCAAGGCCAAGGCGGACACACCGCAGAAGAAGCGGCGCAAGGGCAGCTTCTTGGTAAGGATGGGCAGCGCCAAGGGTCCGTTGTACAAGGATGGGGAGAAGACCAGATTGAAGCTCTCACTAGAGGCATGGGGGCATCGTGGTGACAAGGCCAGTGCTGTACGCAAGGGTCGTTCTTTGTTAGCCTCTTATCAGAAGTCTAAGGAAAGGGCTAAATCATGAAGAAGTCATTACTTGCAGGGAAGAGCGAAGATCGTGGCAAAGTTGCTGCTGCTTCTGAGTATCGTCGCACTCTTGCCAAGGCAGAGAAGACAGCCAATGAAACTATGACCTTCAAGAGCAAATCTGACTTCATGAAGAAGGTCGAGTCTCAGGCGCGTAAGCTGTATGGTATGCGTGTTTCGTTCATGGCTAGTGGAGATAAGTGATGCCTAATGTTGCCGGAAAGAAGTATGCCTATACTCCTGCGGGAAAGAAGAAAGCCAAGAAGGCTGCTAAGTCTTTGCTGACTTCTGCACAGAAGAAGCTTCCACAGGACTTGCAGCAAAAAATTATGAAATCTAAGATGCGTGGTGCTTAAGATGCAAAAGAAGCCTATTAGCCTTGCAAGATTTAAGCGCGATGTTACATCTGCGATTAAAGAAAAAGACTCAAGCGCAAAGCCAAAGTTAACAAAGGTTGGCCTTATTGACCTTCTTCCTGAGAATGTCGCAGAGAACATAAGAGACAACGAAAAATATGGTGATGCGTTAGGCGGGATGCTCGGTGGAGATTATGACACGAACTCTTATCAGAAGGCTGTAAAACGAGCTGCTATCAGATATTTCAAAAAGATGAGGGGTAAGTAATGCCTAAGTATCAGTTTAGAGATGGCACAGCTTATAATGGCCCAACGGTTACTATGCCAGACGGCAGGGTTATGTCTGGTGCAACACTCACCTCTGACTCACAGCGTCTAGTGGAGATTGAAGATGGCGGTCAACGAAGCGGGGAATTACACGAAGCCAGCGTTGAGAAAGCGCCTGTTCCAGCGAGTAAAAGCCGAGGGAAAGGGCGGAAAGCCGGGTCAGTGGTCAGCAAGAAAAGCGCAAAGGCTAGCACTTCTGTATAAGAAGGCTGGCGGAGGATATACAAACTAATGTCCGATCTTAGAAAGCTAACAGTCTCTCAGTTTAATGCTGCAGTGAATCGTGGTGTAAAGCAGCGTGAAGAAAAGATTCCATCTAATCTGCGTGCTATTGCTAGAAAGATTGTAGCTGGCATGTCGGCTCCTACTGGCTCTAAGTCGCAGTCTTCTCTGATTGCTCAAGTTGATGAAGACAAGCAGCGCAGGATTAAAGATCTGGCTGACTACCAGCGCCGCATGGACAAGATGCGCAGATCTCTTCTTAAGATTGGCAAGAGTGCATCACTGGATGCATATAGGGACGCTGGTTTGCCTTTGGTCAACAAAGACGCAATCAGTGAGTATGTTCCGCGATAACGATAATATACGAATATACCAACCCCTAAGGGTAGGAATAATGGAATAATGGCACTAGCAGCTTCACAGAGATCCTTGAGAGCATGGACGCGACAGAAATGGCGCACCAAGTCAGGGAAGCCCAGCACTCAGGGCAGGGAAGCTACTGGTGAACGTTATCTCCCTGCGTCTGCCATCTCTGCCCTGAGTGACGCAGAGTATCAGCGCACAACAAAGAAGAAACGTGCTGCCCTACGTCGAGGCAAGCAGTTCTCAAAGCAACCAGAGAGCATTGCCAAAAAGACAGCGAGGCACAGATGAGTTTTTTACACACGCTCAAACCAGAAGAGCGAGAGATCCTGCGAAGAGTGGTGAAGAAAGTACACCTTGTTCACCACCCCAAAGAATTTTGCACTAACCACGAGGCTGACAAAGTTATCTCTGTCATTGGCCCAGAGGTGGTTGAGCGAATGATTAAGTTTGGCAAGGATCACAAGGTTGACCAACTTTAGCTACAAGCCTGATGGCCAAGTCCTCAAGGCATTTATGAAAGATAATACGTTCTTTCGTGGCATCAGGGGGCCGGTAGGCTCTGGCAAGTCGGTGGCTTGTTGCGTTGAGGTGTTCCGCCGTGCGCTAGAGCAGAAGCCAAACAAGGACGGTATCCGGCGCAGCCGGTGGGCAATCATCCGAAATACCAACCCACAGCTTAGAACAACGACAATCAAGACTTGGCTTGACTGGTTCCCAGAGGATCAGTGGGGCAAGTTTATGTGGTCGGTGCCATACACGCACAACATCAAGCAGGCGGATCTGGAACTTGAGGTCATCTTCTTGGCTCTTGATAGGCCGGAGGATGTAAAGAAGCTGTTGTCATTGGAGCTTACCGGCATCTGGATCAACGAGGCTAGAGAGGTTCCGAAGTCTATCATTGACGCCTGTACCATGCGTGTGGGTCGTTTTCCTTCCATGCGTGATGGAGGTCCGTCGTGGTCAGGGGTAATCGCTGACACTAACGCACCAGAGGAAGATCACTGGTGGCCGATTATGTCTGGCGAGGTGCCTGTCCCTGACCACATTCCTCACGAGCAAGCGCGTATGCTGGTTAAGCCAGACAACTGGAACTTTTATGTGCAACCTGCTGGCATGAAAGAAGCGCTGGATAAGAACGGCAATGTCTTGGACTATGCGCAAAATACTAGTGCTGAAAACGCAAAGAACATGCTTGAGACTTATTATTCGAATCTGATTCGAGGCAAAACAAAGTCTTGGATTGATGTGTATGTGATGAACCGCCTTGGCACTATTCAAGAGGGTAAGCCTGTCTATCCGATGTTTAATGCTGAGACACACATTGCAACAGAGGAGATTCCGATTGCTGATGGCATACCGTTGTACATTGGCATCGACTTTGGCCTGACACCTGCTGCTGTGTTTGGGCAGAAGGTAAGGGGTAGATGGCTGATCCAAGCTGAGATTGTCGCCATTGATATGGGTATTGTTCGTTTTGCTGAGATGCTGCGCCAAGAGATTGCTACTCGGTTTGGCAACCTTGATGTGCATATCTTTGGTGATCCTGCGGGTGACTTCCGTGCGCAGACTGATGAAAGCACACCGTTCCAGATTCTTCGCGGTGCTGGCCTTCGCGCACAGCCTACACACAGTAACTCGGTAGATTTGCGCCTTGAGTCAGTGTCTAGCAACTTGAACAAGATGGTAGATGGCAAGCCAGCGTTCCTGATTGATCGACGCTGCCCTACGCTAATAAAGGGCTTTGAAGGTGGCTACAGCTACAAACGATTGCAGGTGTCTGGTGAGAGGTTTGATGACAAGCCAGAGAAAAACATGTATTCGCATATCCACGATGCTCTGCAATATCTGATGCTTGGCGCTGGCGAGGGGCGTAATCTTATCTCAGGGCAGAAGCCATTGAGAGCGTTCAACGCTAAGAAAGAGTTTGATGTCTTTGCTCGAAAGACCAAGCAGCCAAAGCGCAGTGGCTTGTGGGCAAGGATGTAAGGTGATACAGGTTAATAAAGGAGACTGACATGTGCATTGGAGGCAGCGGCCCATCCGGCCCAGCAGTTGATCCTGCGGCAGAAGCAGAAGCCGCTGAAAGAAAGCGTACTGCGCTTGAAGAGCGTAAGCAGCGCAAGCAAGAATCTCTTGCCGAAACTGTTGAGGCGACCACTCGTGGCGCTGGGCGTCGTTCTTTGATCACTGGAAGCGGCGGTGGTAGAGGCTACTTTGGGTAGGGATCATGATTGTAAACACTGACGTTGGGCAAACCGCATACAGCAACGACAAACTTGCTGGCATGTACATGAAGAAATACGAAAAGGCGAAGTCTCTGCGAGAGAACTTTGTTGATCTGTTTGAGGAGTGCTACGAGTATGCACTGCCTCAAAGAGAGTCGTTTTACTATGAAGCGGTAGGTCAGCGTCGTGATGACAAGATCTTTGATGAGACGGCTGTTGTTGGTGTGCAGGAGTTTGCATCACGTTTGCAGCAAGGTTTGGTGCCAAATTTTGCGCGATGGGCGGATTTTCGTGCGGGATCTGAGGTTCCAAATGAAGCGCGTGAAAGCGTTGATAACGAGCTTGATGAAGTAACTGAGTACGTCTTTGAGGTAATTCAGAACAGCAACTTTGGTCAGGAGGTGCATGAGTCCTTCCTTGATCTGGCTGTAGGCACTGGTGTGCTGTCTGTCTCTGAGGGTGACGCAATCAATCCGATTATGTTCTCGGCTGTGCCGTTGCCTCATGTGGTGTTGGACACTGGCCCTGATGATCGCATTGACCATGTATATCGTGAGCGTCAGGTACGCGCATCTGATGTGCCATTGATGTACAAGCAAGCTAGGATTGGCAGCAAGCTACAGCACAAGATTAAGAACGCGCCTGATGATAAGGTGAAGATCCTTGAGGTTGTTGCTAGAGATTACTCAGTAAAGAACGACGAAGCCTACTTGTTCTATGCTATTGACTGCACCAACAAGGAAGTAGTCAGAGAGGAGAAGTATCGTGGCGTGGGGTCAAATCCTTTTATATGCTTCCGCTGGTCGAAGTGCAGTGGCGAGGTCTATGGGCGTGGCCCACTCATCAATGCGCTTAGCGCCATTAAGACTACGAATCTCACTATTGAGCTTATACTTGAGAACGCGCAAATGGCTATCTCAGGTATCTACCAAATGGAAGACGACGGAGTAGTCAACCCTGACACTATTAGCTTGGTACCGGGTACGGTTATTCCGAAGGCAGCTGGATCTCGTGGCTTGGAGCCAATCCGTGCTGCTGGCTCGTTTGACGTAGCTAACCTTGTGTTGTCTGATATGAGGCTCAACATCAAGAGAGCCTTGTACAATGACATGCTGGGTAATCCTGATCGAACCCCTGCTAGTGCAACAGAGGTTGCCGAGCGAATGGCTGATCTCTCACGCCGTATTGGTTCTGCATTTGGTAGGCTACAGGCTGAGTTGGTACAGCCTGTGCTACAGCGTGTAGTTTATATCCTGAAGAAGCAGGGGCGTATTGAACTGCCGACTATCAATGGCAGGGAGGTAAAGGTTCGTTCTGTATCGCCACTTGCACAGGCACAGGCAAACCAAGACATTACATCTGTGGCGCGTTGGCTTGAATTGGTTCAAGCAACCTTTGGCCCACAGGTAGTACAGATTTTGATCGACTCAGAAGAAACAGCAGCATACTTGGGCAAGAAGTTCGGTGTGCCAGATTCATTGATCCGCGACCTTGAGGAACGCAGACAGCTTGTGGCTTTGGCACAACAGTATGCACAAACTCAACAGGGAGCGATGGGTGGCGCAGAGCAACTACCTCAGTCTTGATGGCTACAAACGCAGTCGTCCAGATGACGAGAAGATAAGCATCAACATAGCCGCCTTGTTCAAAGATGAACTAGGCAAAGATGTGTTGAAGTATCTACGTTCAATTACAATTGAAGCAGTTAATGGCGCAGCAGTTTCTGATGCGGAGCTACGTCATATGGAGGGGCAGCGATACATCGTGGGCCTAATAGAGTCGCGCATCCGGCATGGTCAAAAGGTGAAATCAAATGAATGAAGCAGAACCTACAGCAGAAGAGTCTGGAATTGTAACCGAGGGTGGCAATCCGATGCTTGAGCCAGAAGCGGCACCTGATCCTCTTGCTGCTCTGCCTGAGAAGTTCAAATCTATTGATGATCTTGTTGAGTCCTACTCAAACCTTGAGAGCAAGATTGGTGCAAAGGAAGAAACATTCCGCGACCAGTTTATGAAGGAGATGGAAGAGCAAGCATACGCTAACAGGCCGGAATCTGTTGGTGACTATGTGCTTCCTGATAGCATTGACGATGAAATGGCTACCGATAACCCGCTGCTACAGTGGTGGGCCAATCAAGCGTTTGAGAATGGTTACAGCCAAGACGAGTTTGCAGAAGGCATTGAGATGTATGTTAATGCAATCAACGCAGATGTGCCTGACTATGACGCAGAGGTAGGCAAGCTTGGCGACAATGCTAACGCTAGGACAGAGGCTGCTAGCTTGTTTGCAAATCAGTTTTTTCCAGAGGAAATGCTTGGTGCTGTAGAGCGTATGTGTGAGACAGCCGAAGGTATTATGGTTGTTGAGCATATTATGGAAGCTCTAAAAGAGGGTGGCCCATCTAACGGTGCTGTAGAGGTTTCACGTGAAACAGAGGCAGATCTTCGCCAGATGATGCTCGACCCGCGTTATCATGACCCAGCGCGGCGTGACCCGACTTTTGTTAAACAAGTCGATGACGGCTTCAAGCGTATGTTTACCAATGGCTAATGAAGTGTTGCGAGTTGGCAGGCTCTCGCTGATTAAAAGCCTGCCCGAACATGCTGAGCGTGTTGCTGACAACATGCGCAAGGCGGATGTCAGGGAGTGCTATATACACAACCTGACTCCGCTAGAGGCACTTACTGAGCCTATGGTTATAGAGGGTGCAGTTACTTACACACTGCGACTTGATGAGACGCCTATTGGGATGTGCGGGAGCGTACCTATAGACGATAATTACGGACGCATTTGGCTGCTTGGCACCAATGCGATTAGTTATAACTTCCGCCCATTTCTTAGGGGTTGTCGCCCAACTATAGAACTGCTGCAAGGTCATTACGCTAGCATAGAAAACTTTGTTCCCGCTGACCATCACGACACGATTATGTGGCTAAGTTGGTGTGGGTTTACGTTTGATGAGAGTATGTATGAAATGAATAGCCATACTTTCATGCGATTTGAGCGTTGCGCTGTAGATAAAAATGATGGTATTGGTGAATTAAGTCGGCCTGTAATGCACTGAGCGACCCGCAAGGACAATCGCGTTGAGGAAGCTAAGCAGACAACCGAAGCAACCGTAACCTTACAGAAGGAACTGAGATAATGGCTAACACGATTGATGTAGCATTTATCAAGCAGTTTGAGTCTGAGGTTCACATGGCTTATCAGCGCATGGGTTCCAAGCTTCGGAACACTGTCCGCATGTCTAACAATGTGACCGGGACGACAACTCGCTTTCAAAAGATTGGTGCTGGCTCTGCCTCCACCAAAACTCGCAATGGCAACGTAACCGCAATGGAGCTGGTGCATACGCAAGTAGAAGCCACCATGGCGGACTTCTATGCTGCTGAGTACATTGATAAGCTCGATGAGCTTAAGATCAACATCAATGAGCGTCAGGCTGTGGCACAATCTGCTGCTGCTGCTCTTGGTCGTAAGACTGATGAGATCCTGTACACAGCAATGGATTCCGGCGCTAATGCAACCCAAATTGCTGACGCGACTGGTGCGCTTGTAAAGGGTGATCTGCTTACTTTGTTTGAGACCTTTGGCTCGGCAAACATCCCAGAAGACGGTAACCGTTACATTGCCATGCACCCTGCTGGCTATGCAGATCTGTTCAATATCACTGAGTTTGCTTCTAGCGACTTTGTTGGTGATCAGAACCTGCCGTATGCTGGTGGTATGACGATGAAGGAGTTTCTTGGCTTCAAGATCTTCTCCACCTCAGCCATCACTGCCGGTAAGAACATGGCTTACCACACATCTGCGGTAGGTCTTGGTGTCAATGCAGATGTGACTACCGAGATCAACTATGTGCCGGAAAAGGTTGCTCACCTTGCCACGTCGATGATGTCGATGGGTGCTGTTGTCATTGACGACAATGGTGTGTACGAAGTTCTGGACAACAACTAAGTAGGGAGAGGGGGCTTCGGCCCCCTCAACTGAAATGGCAGTTAGCAGCACCGCAGCAAACTCATCTATCGACATCTGCTCAAGAGCGTTGATTCTTATTGGGGCAGATCCGATCACATCATTTGATGATGGAAGCACAGAGGCTCTTGTCTCTGTGAATATGTATGAGGATGTTGCTAGAGCATCTCTGGTAAATGCTAGGTGGCGCTTTGCCACAAACCAGTCTGTGTTGAACAGACTAACAGATGCACCTACCGGTCGTTATGACTATGCCTATCAACAGGCCACAGGCACATTGATGGTACACGCTGTTACCGTTAATGACTTCCCGCTTGAGTATCAGATTTACGGCGACAAGATTTATGCAAACACATCTCCGAGTGATGTGGTAATTGCTGACTATACATACAGGGCTAATGAAGAAGATTGGCCTTCTTACTTTACACTTGCCGTTGAGTATGCGCTGGCAACGTTGTTTGCAACGTCTATTGCCAGAGATGCTGGCTTGGCTTCTCTAATGAAGCAAGCTGCAACAGAAGCAATGGCAAAGGCTCGTAGCTTGGATGCGCAGCAGCAGACAACACGCAAGCTGGTAACGTCGAGGTTTATTACTGACAGGCGAAGTTAATGGCTAGAATCCGCGTACCGTTAAGTAACTTTCAGTATGGTGAGATCAGCCCATCGCTTGTTTCGAGAACTGACACCCCGCTCTATAACAACTCGGCAAAGAAGATTGAAAACTTCTTCTTGCGCAACGAGGGCGGGCTGCTCAAACGTTTTGGCACCCGTCGCATATATGAGTTTGACACCACCGTGGACTCCTCCGCCACGCAGCAACTCAGACTGGTGCCATTCATCTTCTCTGATGACGAGCGTTATATTGTCAGTCTTGAGAACGCACAGATTCGCGTGTTTCAGATTGACCCCACTACTGGGGATGTTTCGCTTATCCAGACTATCACGCAGGATGTTGATGCAAACGCCCTGCCTATGACTACGGCTATCTTGCCTGAACTTACTTACGCCCAAGCTGGTGACGTGATGTTTATTGCTCACCAGACATTTATGGTGCGCAAGCTGGTACGTACCAGTCTGACTACGTTTGAGGTTCAGCTAATGACCTTTGACGAAAGCGCAGATGGATACCGCATTGAGCAGCCCTATTATTCTTTTCAAGGCGTTGGTGTGACTCTTGATCCGTCTGCATCCACAGGCACAGGTGTAACGCTTACAACAAGCTCTGCATACTTTGACACTACCGGCGCACAAACTGGTGGTGATTATCTTGATTCAAAGCATGTTGGCACTGTTCTGCGGTATCATAACAACGAGATTGAGATCACATCTGTACAGTCTGCTACTCAGGCAACTGGCGACATAACAGATGAGTTGCTAGTGCATCTTGATAATGACGCTATTGAAACAACAGATACCAGCGCAGACATTGAGATTACATTCCCGCTGCACGGATTAAGTGTTGGCGACTCGATAACGATCTCTCATGCTGGCGCTGTTGGCGGTATTGCAGCCAATCAAATTAATGGCACACGCACGATCACAGAAGTTATTGATGATAATGTGTTCATTGTTGCTGCTGGTTCAACAGCAAATGAATCTACTCTTGGCGGTGGCTCACCCAAAATTGTAACACACGCTCCGACAACAGAATGGTCTGAGCAGTCCTACAGTGGGCTTAGAGGCTATCCCGGTGCTGTTACACTTCATGAAAACAGATTGTGGCTTGCTGGCACTCTAGCCCAGCCAGACGGGATCTGGGCAAGCAAGTCTGCAAATTACTTTAACTTTGATGTTGGCAATGCAGAGGACGATGACGCCATTGATCTGACCGCATCTATTGGTGAGATCAACACGATTAGGCACATTGTTTCTAATCGTGATTTGCAGATCTTCACCAGTACATCAGAGATGTATATTCCATCATTTACTGAGAAGCCAATTACGCCAACTAATGCACAGGTGCGTAGACAGACATCGTATGGGGCAAACTTTGTGCGTCCCGGATCGTTTGATGGTGCCACTATCTATGTGCAGAAGACTGGATCTGTGGTGCGTGAGTACATCTACTCTGACGCAGAAGCAGCGTATGTATCTACTGGTATCTCGGTGCTGTCACCGCATTTGATTAGCAGCCCGGTGCAGATGTCTATTTTGCGCGGTGCAATCAATCGTCCTGAGACCTATGCCTTTGTCCTAAATGATGATGGCACATTGGCTGTGTTTACATCAAACAGGGCAGAGAAACGCGCTGGCTGGACGCAGTGGACTACATCAGGCAAGTTTCACTCTGTATGCACAGTAGATGACCGTGTGTTCTGTATTGGCACCTATGATACTGGCGCTGGCACAGATAAGCATATTCTAATGGAGTTTGAGTCCACGTTGAATATGGACTTCTCTGACAGCTTTACTGGCACAGCCGGTGTCTTTGATGTCTCTAGCCACTTTGAGAATGGTGCTTCTGTTAAGGTTGTAGACGGCACCAACTATCTTGGCGAGTTTACCGTGGCTAGTGGCAATGTAGACGTATCCGCTGTCGAAGAGATAACATCTGCCGAGATTGGCTTTGACTTTAATGTTGAGGCTGAGACGCTGCCACTTGATGCGCAGGTGACAAATGGCCCGCTGACAGGTGAGCCACGCTCTGTAAACCGCGTTGTGGTAGACCTGCTTGATACATTGTCTTTGTCTGTGAACGGCAAAAGACTTGTCATTCGCACAGTAACGGACGATTTTAGTCAGGATCGGGTAGCGGTAACTGGCAAGCGTGAGTTTAGGTTGCTTGGCTACAGCAAAGATCCGACTGTTAAAATAACCCAGACCGCGCCTATGTCACTACAGGTGAATGGTATTGTTGCGGAGGTAACGTTCTAATGGCTCCAATTAACTTTGCTGCGATTCAAGCTATTGGCACAGCTGTATCTGTTGTTTCCTCTTTAAGCGCAGGACGCGCCGCAAGGCGTGAGGCCGCATTTAATCGGCAGCAGCTTGAGTTCAAAGCCAAGATGCAAAAGCTGGAAGCGCAGGAAAAAGCAAATTTGCGCTTGCGTGACCTTGATACTGCTCAAGCATCAAACCGTGCGTTTGCTGCATTTATTGGCAGAGATCCCGGTGACAGGTCTATGAAAGCATTTATGGATCGGCAAGAAGAGATTGCATATCAAGACGTTGCTGCACTTGAGTCTGGCGCATTGATTGAGGCATCTCAGACAAGGCGCATGGCTGCAATGGAAGGTGTGCGTGGGCGTAATGCCATTGTCCAGTCTTACTTTAATGCTGGAAGCGCAATCACTACTGGCTTGTATCGATATCATGTTTACAAAACGGATGAAACATAATGGCAGTAATTAAGCAACGGCGTCAGTTTCTTCCGCAAAGCATTGGTGTAGTACGCGCCAATACTGGCGCTGCTGAGGTCGCTCGTAGTGTTGGCGGTCTTGCCAATGCGATGATTGAAACGTCATTTGATGAGCTTAAAAAACAGGCTCGTGATCGCGGACAGGATCTTGCAGAGCTTGCAGATCTGCGTGCTATTGATCCAAAGACAGGCAAGATTCAGGCACTTACTGTGCCTACTAGCCTTGGTCGAGCTGCTGCTGACTCTTATGAAGAGCTTATTGAAAAGCGGTATGTAAGCCAGACAGAGCAAGACTTTAAGACAAAGGCTGCTGAGCTTGCCGTTGCATATGAGTTTGACCCTAATGGAGTTGCCAAGTTTAGCACTGAGTTTGGTGAGTACATTGAAGAAACGGCAAGTAACGCATCGCCAAAGTTTGCTAGCGCCTTTCGTAACTTTGGTGCCGCTCTGCTTTCGTCTAACAAACTTAGCTTGCAGCAAGATGCTAACCGACGTGAGCGGCGCAGCCTTGCGTCAGGGGCGGCTGTAACTCTTGATAATGAGGTAGAGGCATACAGAGACATGATCTCTTTGCCTACCTATGCACCGGGTTCTCCATCAGCAGAAGACGCTGAGATTCTGCGTGACATTGCTTTGATGGAGTTTGAAAAAGCTCAGAAGTTGTTTCCAGATTTGATTACACCTGCCGAGGTTGAGAAGGCTAGGGCTAACTTTGATCGTGTAGCCGATGTTGCTATTGGCAACCGGATTATTAATAAGATCGAACTATCTGGTGATATGGACTATGCAACCGTTAATAACGTGTTGCGTGTTATTACATCTAGCGGCGCAAATGTTCAAGATTTGCCTAAGGAAATTCAGACAGATGTGTTTGAAATTCTTATGTCGCCAACATTTGATGCAAATCGTGACACAATTGTACAAGACTTAAGGCAGTTTGCTGCTTTGAAGTCTAATGAGGCGACTATTGCTCGTTCGCAGCAAACTGACCAAGAAAGAAAAGACGCAGAAGACCAGAAAAACCTTAAGATTGAAACCAGATTTGAGCTTATGCCAAAGCGTAAGACGGCTGTTTCTAATATTAGCGACGCTCTTGGCAATAATGATTTTGCCACTGCTGGCAAGCTTTTCAATGAATACTCACAAAGTGCGATTGCGTCTATAAAGGACACAGAAGATGAAGGCGCACTAAACGCAGTAAATGGCAATATTGCCTATGTGCGTAACTTTATGCTGGATCAGATTAGAAACAAAGCCAACAGAACAGCAGCAGATGCTAACGAATTGGCCGTATTTTCAAACTATGTTATGAGCAATGGCAGGGGTGCTAATAAGCCAGAAGGTGACATGCTTGTGCTAGCAGATAACTTTATTGAGTTGTCTCGCGGTTTTAATGTGCAGGAAAAGCTAAATGGCATTGCATCAGATGCAAGTTCTCGTGCGTCTAATGAGGCAATAACGAGAGAGCAACAAGCTAATTTAGATCATATTGATGCCATGAGTAAAAGTATGGCAGATAATAAAAGTGCCAGAACAAAAAAGTTAGCAGATGATCTTATACGCCCACCGGGGACATCTACTGATTGGTATTTTCAAGACGGCTTTGAAACTCGCGCAGAGTGGGGAACAAAGTTAATGATGCAATTTAATGGAGCATTGCCAGGCTACCTTATCACTGGTGTTAAGGGTGCTATTGCTGGCAGCTTTGATAATGAGCCAGATAAACTTGTTCAATTTGCCCAGTATTATGCTCAGTTTAGTCAGAAACCCAGCGCCTCTGGCACACCTATAAATCTTTGGAGAGACCATTTAAGTGCAAGTGAAATTGGCTTGATTGAGGGTGCGCTTACTGTTGCTGGATTTGAGGGCATTGGTGATTTTCCAACGACCCTTGCTACATTGCGTGGCGCATGGCCGGATGATAATCCAGAGAATCAAAAGAAGTTTAATGACAAACTGCGCAGCCTGTTTGGTGATGGAAAGACCCTGAACGATATAACGGCAGAGTATTCCGTTACAGAAACGTTTGGTCTTACCAGCGATGTGCCAAACCCAAACATTGCTGGTGAGATTGAGCCGCTTGTTAAGTGGGCAATATTATCAAACAACGACTCTGATGGTGTTAAGGACTTGGTGATGCGTTATGTCGATCAACACTACCCAGAGACTAATGGTATTATTATTGATACTGTTTTTGGCACGATAAACAGGTCTAAGTTTGCACTTTCAAAGACCTTTCACGAAAAAACACCGCAAGCCATTGCGGCATTGAACAGTATTATTCAAAGAAAAGTACAACTAAGCGGCGCAGAAGATGACCCGCGTAATGACTATCACTTTGGTGTCAGCATCGATAATGATCGTTTGCGTGAAAGCATGTTGGTTGGTGGACGCCCATTGCCTCCGGGCTACAAGTCTCCTTATGAGCGGCGTATGGATGAGCAAGAAGCAATTTTAGCGGGAGAGATGGATCCATCAGAAGGCACCCCGCTTGGATCTGATGTCGGCATCAGAGTCTATTTGTCTCCACAGCCCTTGGCCCCTGTTGGCGGTGAAGAAAACGTTGATACAGTTTATCAGATGTACAAAGTGAATGATCGCACTGGCCAAATGACCCCTGCTTTTATTTACAAAAAAGATGCAAATGGAAACGTCTTTGCAGAAATGGTGACTATACGCATGTCAGAGATTTATGCTGAGTTGGGTGTGGCGCAGACAGGATATGTTTATCCATGAAGATTGTTTTAGATCCATTCGCTCACAATGATGTTCTGTACTCTGGTGTGCAGACTCAACTTGCTGCTGATGACCCAACGTTCTTTGATGTGGTCGAAGCATCCGTTGGTTACACCTACGATCCGGTCATTGAAGCTATTAGCAACAGGATTAAATACGATGGCCTAGAGGACATAAACTATCGTCCGCTAGATGACATTGATGGTTACGAGGCATACCGTGATGACCTTATGGATGCTAAGAACGCCGAGCATATGGTCGATCTTAAACGCGCTATTGATGAGAACCTTGCAAGGCGCGACGTACTGGCTAAAGCAACTTTTGGTCAGCACTTTTTTGCTGGCCTTGCTGATCCTATCAATCTTGTTGCACTTCCTTTTGGTGGGCCTACCGTGGGTATGGCTAGGTCTTTTCTAAAGACAGGCGGCTCTGTTGCTGGTCTGACTGCGCTGCAAGAAGCTGGTCGAGCAACCTTTGATCCTGTTGGCACGAAGACAGAAGTAGCCATCAACATTGGCTCTGCCTTTGTTATTGGTGGTTTGCTTGGCAGTGCAATATCCATCCCTGCATCTCGTCGTGCTGCTGCATTTGAAGCTACTGAGAAGTCTCTAGGTGAACATGCTGCTGTTCTTCGTGCGCAGCCTGATGTGAACAAGAATCTTCCAGCACCCACTACTGAGCGTCCCTTGTCTCAGGTAGAAAACTATGAACTTGATGCTGTTACTAGTACTGCTCCAAGAGTCATACAGCAGCTACAGGAATCTGCAGATGATGCTGCAAGGCTCGTAGATGAGCGTAGAGCGGAGTTTGATCGCGCCACTACCCCAGATGACATGACAAGGACCAAGGCCGCTCTGGACGAAGCTGAAGAGTCTGCAAGCAACATTCAAGCAGAACTCAATGCGCGTAAGAACGAATATGACATGTTCCAGCGTGAAGCAGATCTGCGCAAAGCCGACCAAGCTGCCATTGATGCTATGGATAACCCTATGGGTTTGCCAAAGAATCTGTGGACCGACAGCGTATTTTACAAGTTTGTCACCACGCCTATGAAACGAGTGCTGCAAGATACAGGGATTACCGATAACGCTAAGAAGATTATTCTTGGCATTGCTGGTGATAGCGGCATCTTGCTTAACATGCACCGTGGTGGATTGCGTCTTGGCCCATCTGTTTATCAGAAGGCAGCTATGCGTGATGGCGAATGGGTGCAGGTTTATGATGGTCTGCGCAACATTTATGGTGCTGAGTTTGGCAAGGGTAAGCAGACATTTCTTGATTACGATATGGGTGGCATCACACAGAAAGTGGCTGAGAAAGTAAAAGTCCAGCCTAAGAACATGTCGTTCCAGCAATACATCACAGAGCTTAACAAGAAACGTATGCGCGGCGAAGCGGCGGCAACAGACGCTGAGTCTCGCGGCATGAAGCTGCTTGATGACTTCTACGAGACTTGGGAAAAGCGCCTTAATCAGACTGGATTGATTGGCAACCAAGCATTTTACAAGAACAAGTCGATCTTGCTTGAAGGCGATATTGCCAAGAGACAAGCAATCGTTGACGACTTAAAAGCAAAGAAGAACCGTACTGCGGCTGACGATGATCGTCTTGCGCACAACCAGCGTATGCTTGGTCGTCTCAAGGATCAGAAGGAAGACATTGATCTACAGATCGAAGCGATGAAAGACTTTCCTGCTACTGGCAACTTTGCAGAGAAGTTTCACCCACGTTACTGGCTCAAAGGCGAGGTTGAGTCTCGCAGGGCTGATCTGCACAGGATTCTAACTGAATGGTACCAGAAGAATCCGTATGTGTATGTTCTTAATGAGAAGACCGGCAAGTATCAAAGGGTGCGCACAGACCCTGATACAGCAGGTCAACGAGCGGACGAAACAATCGACAAGATTCTTGGCCTAGATGACGTTACCGCAGAAGGTAACGCTTTCTATGGCTATGGACGCTCAAAGCATTTTCGGCATCGTGACGTTGATATCCCTAACGAGCTTGTGCTGGACTTCATTGAGACCAATCCTGTTGCTGTTATGAAGGCATACACAGCAAAAGTTGCGCCGCAGTATGAGATGCAAGCTAAGTTTGGCAAGGGCATTGATGATCTGCTTGATGAGGTAGAGGACGACTTGCTTGCTGCTGGTGTTGGGCGGCTGCGCATTAACAGAACGCTGCGTGACATTCGACACCTTAATGATCGTGTACAGGGTCAAGTTATTCGTAACCCTGATGCTCTAAATTACAAGGCTGCTATCGTTCTCAAAGATTTAGCTATGCTGAACTACCTTGGTTCTGCTGGCTTTGCCACTCTTCCTGACTTTGCCAAGATCATGATGGAGCATGAGATGGGTACAGTATGGAAGAGTCTGTTTGGCGTTATGTCTGACAATCGTGTGCGGATGACAGCAGAAGAAGGCCGTCTTGCTGGCGAGATAATCGATATTCTTAAAGGTGATGCTCACCTGCGGTTTAGCGAGAACATGATGAACAACCCTTTGAATGAAGGGTTGATGTCAAATGTGCGTTCAACGTTCTTTATGCTTAATGGCGTCGCACCTATGACTGCAACATTTAAGAAGCTGGATGCCATTGCGCGTGGGCATACGTTGATTGATTACTCAATCAAGCTGACTCGTGGTGAGGCTACTGAGCAAGAAATTGCTTATCTAGCTCGTTACAACATTGGCAAGCAAGAAGCTGCTGAGATTGCTAATGCTCCGTGGGATAAGACTGACGGTGGCTTGTACTTGCCTAACACACGCGAATGGACGACAGGACGCCAGACTCAAGCCAATTATGTAGATCTTGGCTACGATACTATTGTCTATCGGTATGGTAATGAGTTTAACGTAAAGCAGATTATCTCTGATCCAGAAGAATATGCTGCTGCGCGTAAGCGTTTTGGCTGGAAAGATGATGAAGCCGGTATTCCTCTTGGGCAGCATGAGTATGTGCATAATGAAAAAGGCATTGTGTATCTAAACTTTGACAAGATATCAGAGATGTTTGCTGCTCTGAAAGATCAGGCCAAACGCTCTGAGTTTGAAGCTTTGATAAAGACTAAGAAGGCAGAAATTAAAAATATGCCTGATGGTCCAGCCAAAGATAGACGTGCTGAGTTTATCATGCACGCTGAGTTTCGTCTTAAGAACGCAGACTCGTTTAAGACAGAAAAAGATCTGCAAGACTATGTGCTTTTGCACGAGATGTTCCACGGCAAGTTTGTTCGTCGTAAGGGCGAAAAGAGTATTGATTATGAGCGTCGGATTAATAACCACGCTCTGAAGCGCCTCAACAAAGAAAAGCCCATCAAGGAACGCAAGGCATCGCAAGGTACAGTTGAAAACTTCCGCACAGCAATGAACAGCGGTATTGGCAACACAGTCCTTATGGGTACGCCAGCAGACAAGCCGATTGCTGTTGATGGCGTGTTCTATGTGCCTATGCACATTGCGCGTCAGGTGGGCATGAAAGAAGACCCTAAGTTCAAGGGGTATGCTCGTATTGAAAACGGCTTGCTGTCTATGCCGTTCCAGTTCTTGTCTTATAGCCTTGCTGCTTCTAACAAGATTACAGCTTCTATTGCACAGGGTCAGGTAAAGAACCGTGGCATAGCAATAGCTGCTGCTATGGGTCTTGGGTATATGGGCATGGAGCTAAAGTATAAAGACTGGCAAATGGAGCGTATGACCTTGGATGAAAAGATTGCCAGATCTTTTGACGCTTCTGGTGTGATGGCTCTGTATTCAGATTTGTTCTACACATCTATGGGCATTAGCATGGCACTTGGTGGGCCTGATATTGGTGCTGGCCTTATTAAGCCTAAGTTCCAACAAGAGAAAAACGCTCTTGATGCGATTACTGGTGTAGCTGGCGCTGGCCCATCTTATGCTGTAGATGTGGGGCGTGGCGTTGCTAAGTTTATTGAAGGTGATTATGGAGAAGGTGCCGCTGATCTTCTAAGGCGTATGCCATTTGCACAGCTTCACTTCCTCAAGGACACAACCAACGAAACAGCCAGAGCCTTCGCGGGTGGACGTTATTAAACAGAAAGAGTAGGATTGCGTCATGACAATCAACCTTGCAGACAACACACCGCGCGTATCATACGCAGTAGCCGAAGGGGTCACACAGACCTCTTTTGCTGTATCGTTTGAGTTTTTTGATGACGCAGATCTGAATGTCTACGTTGATGAAACACTTAAAACGCTCACTACTGATTATACAGTTACTGGCGGTGACGGCTCTACTGGTACTGTTACAATCTCTGTTACCGGTGCTTCTGGCGGCAGCACTATTGTTATTACCCGCGACATTGACCTTAAGAGAACGACTGACTTTCCTGCTTCTGGCGCGTTTCAGGTTGGCTCTCTAAACACAGAACTCGACAAGCTTGTTGCTATTGCTGCTGATCTTGATGACAAGGCATCACGCGCACTACAGCTTACTGACTATGACACTGCTGTATCTTTGGTGCTGCCGGATGTTGATACTCGCAAAGGCACTGTGCTTGCGTTTGATTCAACCACAGGCGCAGTTACTGCTGGCCCGGCAAGCACAAACGTAAATACCTTGGCTGATGTGGCTGATGATATTGCCACGCTGGCAGACATTGAAGATGGCACTGATGCAACTGATGCCATTCAGACTGTTGCTGGGATCTCGGCAAATGTAACTACAGTAGCTGGTGTATCTGCTAATGTGACAACTGTAGCTGGTCAGACGACCAATATGCAGAACATCACAGATAACTTGACTGATGTTCAAAACGCGGCAACCAACGCGACCAACGCTGCTGCTAGTGCTACTGCTGCTGCTGCAAGCGAAAGCGCCGCTGCTACAAGTGAAACTAACGCAGCGACAAGCGCCACTAATAGCGCAACATCGGCCACCTCTAGTGCGACAAGCGCAACTGCCAGTGCAGCAAGCGCAACGGCTGCTGCTGCAAGTGAGTCAGCTGCCGCTACTTCTGAGTCAAATGCGTCAACAAGCGCCTCAAATGCCTCGACAAGCGAGACTAATTCCGCCGCAAGCGCATCTTCTGCCTCGACATCGGCAACTAACGCGGCAACGTCAGAGACAAATGCGGCAACATCCGCATCCAACGCCAGCACGAGCGAGACAAATGCAGCAACATCTGCATCGGCAGCGGCTGCATCACAGACTGCTGCGGCGGCTAGCGCTGCATCTGCTGCTTCTGCGTATGACAGCTTTGATGACCGCTATCTTGGCGTAAAGGCAAGCGACCCGACTGTGGACAACGACGGCGACCCGCTGTCAGCCGGTCTGCTTTATTTCAGTTCGTCTGAAAACATTATGAAGGTGTATGATGGCGCGTCTTGGATTGCTGCCACATCTGCTGGGAATGTTAGCCTCATCCTGTACGAATACACCGCCACCTCCGGGCAGACCACGTTCTCTGGGGCTGACGACAACGCTGCCACTCTGTCTTATACAGTAAACAATATTCAGGTGGTGATGAACGGTATTGTTCTTGACCCATCAGACTTTACAGCTACCACCGGCACCAGTGTTGTGCTGGCCTCTGGTGCTGCCGCCAATGACCTTGTGAACATCTATGCCTTCAAGAGCTTCACCGTGGCTGACACGGTGTCTGCGTCGGCTGGTGGCACGTTCAGCGGGAATGTGACTGTCAATGCGTTGCTCAACGTGGATAACCTTCGCCTCGACGGAAACACCATCAGCAGCACCGACACGAATGGCGACATCACTCTCGACCCGGATGGGACAGGGGATGTGGTTGTTTCTGGTGCTACCCTGACTGCAAACACAACGGACAATTTCCCGATTACTTGGCAAGGGGCTTCCGGCGGTGCCACTGGCGCACTGTACGGCGACGGTTCTTCTGTCGGCATGTTCAATGGTGCAGCGTTTACCACTGGCGTTTGGGCTAATACCTCAAACGAGGTTTATATTAGGAACAACGGAAGCAACACTGTAAAAATCAACAGCAATGGAACCGTCGGCATAAGTTATGCGGATGCGGCCCAAACAAGCCAACTTTCTGTGCATCAGGCTGCTACAAACGCCCCTGTTATTGACTGTCGTTCCACTAGTTCGTCTTACACAAACATTTGTCTTCTAGTGGGGTCAAATACCAATACAACAGACAACACATATGAGATGATTCGTGCTGACATTCACGGAGTAGCGCAGAAGTTTTCAGTTCGTGATAGCGGCAACGTAAAGAACACTAACAATAGTTACGGCGCACTGTCTGATAGCCGCATGAAAGAGAACATTGTTGACGCTAATAGTCAGTGGGACGATATAAAGGCGTTACAGGTTCGTAGATACAATCGCATTGGAGAAAGCGCCACAGAACTTGGTGTGATTGCTCAAGAACTTGAAGCGTCTGGCATGAGTGGGCTGGTCGAAGAGGGTGCTTACTTTGATGTGGCAAACAACCCTAATGAGGAAACCCGCAAGAGTGTTAAGTATTCCATTCTCTACATGAAAGCGGTCAAAGCCCTGCAAGAAGCTATGGACCGGATTGAAACACTTGAGACGCAACGTGCCGACCTTGAGGCCCGACTGACCGCACTGGAGAACGCATCATGAGCAGAGCAAGAGATTTCGCTGACCTCGCCGGTTCGGCTGATGCTGGTGGCATTACCGGCAGAAATATGGTGGTGAATGGTGCGATGCAGGTGGCGCAGCGGTCAACCTCAGTTACTGGCATCACGACAACAGGTTATAGGACTGTAGACAGGTACCAAGTAAATATTAATGCAGCTGGCACTTGGAGCATTTCACAAAGCACGACTGCACCAACAGGGTTTGCGAACAGCCTGAAAATGGATTGCACTACAGCAGATGCGTCTCTTGCCGCAGGTGATTACGTCCTAATCAAAATGCACATTGAGGGCCAAGACCTTCAACAGTTGAAAAAAGGCACTGCTGATGCAGAAGCTGTTACTGCGTCGTTTTGGGTGCGGTCTGCCAAAACAGGAACCTACACTTTTGAAATTGTAGACGGGGACAACAGCAGGACCATAAGCGCAAGCTATACGATTTCGGCAGCTAACACTTGGGAATACAAAACCATCACGTTTCCGGGCGACACAACTGGCACCCTCGACAACGATGCAAACAGCAGCTTCCAAATTAATTGGTGGCTTGCGGCGGGGACCGATTTTACCAGCGGAACCCTTGCAACAGCGTGGGCGTCACAAACAAATACCAACCGTGCTGTTGGGAACGTGAACCTTGCAGACAGCACCAGCAACGATTGGTACATGACAGGGTTCCAGCTTGAGGTCGGCGAAGTGGCCACGCCGTTTGAGCATCGGTCGTATGGCGATGAGTTGCGTAGGTGTCAGAGGTATTATCAGCAAATCGGTTCAGGATACGGTAAAGCGTCTAGTACTTCTGCTTTTGACTGTTCTGTTACATTCAATCCACCTATGAGAACCAGCCCCACT